ACCGAGTCAAGTAAATTTTTCATAATTTTATATATAAATTCCATGTATCTGGAATAATAAGCATTTTACCCCTTGATTTTTAAATATGCAGTATTGCATAATCCGGCTAATTCTTAAAAAAGGCGCGATAATTGGACGCAATATCCACCATAAAAACATTTCTCAAGACTTTTTTATCTTCGATTTTTTGCAATATCGATGTTGTTTTGATTTGCGCTGGCATCTCTTTTATCTGGTATGGCCTATATCAATATATTCCGTGGGTATCTCATTCGGTTTGCGGGTTTATTTTGTTGATTTGGGGCGCTGGATGGCTTGAACGTGAGGGCGAATGAGCGCGATTAGACGCATTAGAAATCTTGGATTGAGCGATGAAAAAGCATGGAATCCGTCACTTTGGAACATGGGCGGAAGCCAATCTTTGAGCGGCGAGTCTGTGACCGAATCAACGGCTTTGACGTATTCTGCCATATGGAACGCTGTCAACCTCTATTCCGGCACAATTTCAACCCTTCCGCTCCATCTTCTCCGCTCAAACAAGCAAAAAACACTCCACGTTGAAGATAAAAAGCTGTATCGAGTCCTACACGACGAATTTAACCCCTACATGAGCGCCAAAACAGGCCGTGAAGTATCCATAGCTCATGGCCTTTTGTGGGGTAATTCATACGCTGAAAAAGTCTTTAATGGCTTTGGTGAAATTGTCGAATTATGGCCCATATCACCGGACAGGGTACGGCCATACCGTGAAAATGCCAAAATGCTTTATGAAATTGATGTTGACAGTGAAAAAGTAATCCTGCCGCGTGAAAAAGTGCTGCATATCCCTGGATTGGGTTTTGACGGCATGGTCGGCTATTCGGTTGTAGCCATGGCGCGGAAGTCTTTTGGTCTGGGCATGGCGCTTGAGACTTTCGGGGCGTTGTATTTTGGTCAGGGTACGCACGTTGGACGCATTCTTTCGCATCCTAACAAGCTGGATGACAAGGCGCGGGCAAACATCAGAGAATCATTTTCAGGAACGTCTGAAGGACTTGCAAAAGCTCATAAGCTCATGATCCTTGAAGAGGGAATGAAACTTGAAAAGATCGGCATCCCTCCTGAAGATTCACAGTTTCTTGAAAGCCGGACGTTTCAAATTTCAGAAATTGCCAGATGGTTCAATCTTCCAGTCCACAAGCTGAAGGAAATGACAAAATCATCCTTCAACAACATTGCCCAAGAACAAATTTCTTTTGTCACTGATTCAATCATGCCGGTGCTTATCGGGCTTGAGCAAGCATATAACATGCAGCTTTTGACCAAAGATGAGCGATACAAGCAGAAGCTATTTACCAGGCATAACGTCGATGGACTTTTAAGGGGTGATCCTGCGGCACGGGCGGAATATTACCGCACCATGTTTGGCATCGGGGCCATGTCGATCAACGACATCCGAAATAAAGAAGGCTGGGACCCGGTCGAGAACGGGGATGAACGGTTTATACCGCTGAACATGCTCCCGCTGTCAAAAATTGACCAATATCTCGAACGACAGGGCAACCAGAACGAGCCAAAACAGGTAATTCCTGAAAAAATACAGGGGCCAAAACCTAAAAATATATTGAGGATAGCAGAATAAAGTAGCCCATATGAACAAATCTTGCATTAAGTGTAAAACTGAAAAGGCTTTAAGCGAATTTTACACACGCGGTAACGTGTGCAAGAAGTGTCAAATAGCTTCAGTAAAAAAACGAATTTTGGAAAACAAAGAAGCTATAAAAGAGAAAAGAAAAATTAGATATATAGAAAATAGAGAAAAAATTTTAAACGAAAAGAAGCTGTATTATAAAGCCAACAAAGAAAAGCTTGATCAAAAAAATAAAATATATGCTGCCGAAAACCCTGAAAAAATGAGGGCTGCTTGGCGAAAATATAGTAAAAAGCGAATGTCAACACCAAAGGGCAAAATTAATAATTCTATCTCTGCAAGAATTAGCCAATCGCTGGGAAGTGGCATAAAAGCAAGCAGGCATTGGGAAGATTTAGTTGGATTTACGATTGACCAATTAAAAACGCATCTTGAAAAAAGATTTAAATTTGGGATGACTTGGGAAAATTATGGAACCTATTGGAGCATAGATCACAAAATTCCTATTTCTGCTTTTAATTTTAACAAACCAGAACATTTTGATTTTCAAAGATGTTGGTCACTAAAAAATCTTCAACCTTTGGAAGTAAAAGAAAATTCAAGAAAAAAGAATAAACTTGCAGCGGCATTTCAACCTGCGTTGGCTTTATAAGTAAAGACAAGAGGACACTATGACTAAAAAGTGGTTCAATATTATCAATAAGGCTGATCGTGCAGAGGTTTGGATCTACGAGCAGATCGGTGAAGATTTTTGGGACGGTTCTGGAATCACTGCAAAGGGTTTTCAGAAAGAATTGTCGGCCATTAAGTCAAGCCAGATTGATCTACACATCAATTCACCGGGTGGTCTTGTATTCGATGGCATCACAATCCACAACCTTTTGAGACAGCATCCGGCAAACGTGACCACGTATATTGACGGATTGGCAGCATCTATCGCTTCAGTGATTGCCCTTGCCGGTGATCGGGTTGTCATGGCCGAGAATGCATTGTTCATGGTCCACAAGGCTTCAGGTATGGTTTATGGCAACTCTGATGATATGCGCGACTTTGCCGAAAAGCTCGATAAGGTCAACGGCTCAATCGCCACTACATACATGAGCAAGACCGGAAAAGAAGAAAAAGAAATTGATGCTTTAATGAAAAACGAAACATGGCTATCTGCAAACGAGGCGCTTGAGGCTGGTTTTGTAGATGAAATATCGGGAGAATCCGATATGAGCGCATGCGTTAAATTTGTGCCAGCGATGCAACAGGCAAAATTTAAAAATATCCCTGCTGGCATTGCAATGAAAAAAGAAAAACCGGATGCAAGAACCCTTGAGCGTATCCTCCGTGATGGCGGATGCACTGAGGGCATGGCGAAGTCTATTATTGCTAACGGATACAAGGGTGAACAACGTGAGGTTGCGCCTGTTGCGGATCAGCGTGAGGCTGCCGTGGTAATTCCAATTGCAAAAAAAATAGATCGAGTCAATGACTTGCTGATTCGGGCGGAGATGATAGCACCAACAACCAATTAGGAGACAACGAATGAAAACTATATCACAGTACAAAGAGGATATCAAAAGCCTCATGAAAAAAACGGCAGACATGGACACGAAAGCAATTGGTGAAAATCGAGACTTGGTTGATTCAGAGGTTTCATTGAAAAATGAAATTCTTGACACAGTCGAGGAAATCAACAAAACCATCATGACCCTCGAGCGTCAAGAGCGGGTAAATGCCATGCTTGAAAAGCCGCAGGATTCCCATACCATGCCAAAAAACACCCCCAAAAGAGCGCCTGAAAACCAGAAAAAAGACAGGTTTGAATCTTTCGGTCAACAGCTTGCATGCGTTATGTCCGCAGGTTTGCCGGGCGGTAGGGTTGACCCCAGGCTTTTCAATGCAGCCGCCTCCGGGTTGAATGAGACAACCCCAAGTGACGGCGGGTTTTTGGTTCAACAGGACTTTGCAGCCGGACTGTTGGAGGAAGTTTTTGACACTGGTATTCTTTCGCAACGAGTCGGGCGCAGAATTCCGATTTCCGGCAATGCAAACGGAACTGTTATCAACGGCGTGGATGAAACGTCCAGGGTATCCAGTCGTTACGGTGGAGTCGTGGCATACTGGGCATCTGAGGCCGAAGAGAAAACCAAATCAAGACCCAAGTTCCGGCGGATTGAACTGAATCTGCAAAAACTCATCGGGCTTTGTTACGCGACGGATGAAAATCTTGACGACGCGGCACAACTTGAAGAGATTATCCGCAAGGCATTTATCGGTGAATTCGGTTTTCAGGTTGATGAGGCCATGTTTAACGGGACCGGCGCTGGTCAACCCCTTGGGATTATGAATTCTGGATCCCTGGTAACGGTATCTAAGGAGACAGGCCAAACAGCGGCCACTATTTTGGCTGAAAACATCGACAAGATGTACGCAAGGCGTTTTGCCCGTCAAACTGGCAACTACGTCTGGTACTACAACCAGATGATTGAACCGCAACTGGCCCAACTTTCCTACTCTGTTGGGACGGGCGGAATTCCGGTTTATGTACCTCCGGGCGGCATGAACAGTGCGCCTTACGCTCAGATCAAAGGACTTCCCGCGATTGCCATTGAACAGGCAAGCGCCCTGGGCACTGCTGGCGATATCGTTCTTGGCAATTTTGCTGATGGCTATGTGATCGCCGAAAAGGGCGGCGTCAAGGCGGATATGTCAATCCATGTTCGGTTCATTTACGATGAATCTGCTTTCCGATTTGTTCTTCGGATTGATGGACAACCAGTTCGGGCTTCCGAGCTGACCCCGTACAAAGGCGGCGCAACGGCTACGCAATCACATTTCATCACTCTTGAAACTCGTTCATAACAAAATGCCGGGCATAGTCCCGGCTTAAAGGAGAAAATACCATGAGACTTTGCCCTGAAATATTCCCCCTGATTGAAGGTCATGAGCCAGTAGCGTCGAACGCTTTGGCCGATACCTCCGATGCGATTTCTTTGAAAAATGCCAAAGGTTGTTTGATTATTATCCATGAAGATTTTGCGGTTGACGCAAACCATCTCGTATTGACCGTGCATGAAGGCGCAACCGCTGCTGAGGCCGCTGCCGGAACATATCCGATTACCACGGGCGCGGAATTTCCCATTTGGTATAACACGGCATGTCAAACCTCTGACACAATGGTACGTGCAACCGACGCGGTAACATATACCATTAACGCTACGGCCGGTGACAATGTGTTGGTGTGTTTTTACATCCCAGCTTCGATCCTTACCGCAGGCCGTCCGTGGATTCAACTTGGTGCGGCTGCTGGTGACGCCGGGAATATCGTATCTGTGCTGTACATGCTTGACGGCGCAAGATATCAACAGACAACCCCGCCGACAGCCATAGCGGAATGTCAAGGGGCGTACAAAAAGGCCGCGCCA